TAAATTTAGAGTACATTATAACGCTGCACCTGCTCTTTTAGAGAATGACGATACTAATTATATTAGTCTTAACTTTCCAAATGGACTATTATATTGCTGTCTATCAGAGGCATATTCATTTTTAAAAGGTCCAATAGATATGTTGACACTTTACGAAAATAAATATAAACAAGAGGTACAGAAGTTTGCTAATGAGCAAGTTGGTAGAAGACGAAGAGATGACTATACTGATGGCGCTGTTCGTATTCCAGTAACCTCGGCAAACCCATAGGAGATAAATTATGGCAATTACATCGGCAGTTTGTACAAGTTTTAAGGTTGAACTTTTAAAAGGAGTTCATAATTTTACAGCTACTACTGGAGACACTTTCAAAATAGCTCTATACACAAGTTCTGCAACTTTAGGTGCAGGCACAACAGCTTTCTCAGCTACAAACGAAATAACAAATTCATCAGGAACAGCATACACGTCTGGTGGTGCATCATTAACAAGCGTCACTCCAACATCAGATAGCACAACAGCTGTTTGTGATTTTGCAGATGTAAGTTACACTGACGCTTCTTTTACAGCAAACGGTGCACTAATTTATAACGATACAGCAACAGGTAATCCTGCATGCGCAGTTATAGCCTTTGGTTCTGATAAAACAGTTACAAGCGGAACTTTTACAATTCAATTTCCAACAGCGGACGCAACAAACGCAATCATAAGATTAGCATAAGGAGGTAAGTCCTTATGGCCAATACTTGGAACCAATCAGGCACAACCTGGAACACTGGTCGTTGGGGCACAACTGATCCTATTGTAACAGGTTGGGGTGCTAAATCTTGGAATGAACCAGGCACAACTTGGAATGATTTAGCTGATCAACAAGTTAATTTAACAAGCCCTGGTGCAATAACTTCTTCTCTAGGTTCAGTAACAGTAACAGCAGAAATAAATAAAGGTTGGGGACAAGATACCTGGGGTAATGAAACCTGGGGCCAATCAGGTATGTTAGTAGAACTAACTGCTCCTGATTCAGTGACAACTAATGTAGGTGCATCTGGTTGGAACGGTGCTTCTTGGGGTCAAGGTCAAGGTTGGGGCATGTTTACTCTTAACCCTGCCGATGTAATGGGACTAACAGGAGTTTCTTCAACAGGAAATGTTGGTTCACCTACAATAATCGGTAATGTAAGTTTTTCCATTACAGGAGTTTCTGCAACAACAAGTGTTGGATCTATTACTCCAGCAGATGTAATGGGACTAACCGGTGTTTCATCTACATCAGCAGTTGGATCACTTTCACCAGCAGATGTAATGGGAGTAACAGGAGTTTCTGCAACATTAAGTGTTGGAGAACCAGAAATTTCTACAAATCCTATTGTCGATGTAACAGGTCTTGCAATAACTTCTGCACGAGGAAGTTTATCACCAGCAGATGTAATGGGAGTAACAGGAGTTTCAGCTTCATTTTCTGTGGGGTCAATAGCGCCTGCAGATGTTATGGGGTTAACAGGTCAACAAGCAACAGCTTCAGTTGCTGCATTTGGAACTGCCACAGGCTTTGGAATTCAAGCATATCAATCAGTTGACACAGGTTCAAATTCATCGTATACAAATGTTGCAACTGGATCAAATACAAGTTATAGTGACGCTGCATAGGAGATAAAAATTATGGCATCAACATACACACCTTTAGGGGTAGAACTTCAAGCAACCGGTGAAAACGCTGGTACATGGGGAACGAAGACTAATACTAATTTACAAATTATAGAACAAATTTCTGGTGGTTTTACTACACAAGCTGTATCTGATTCTGGTGATACAGATCTTTCTGTATCTGATGGATCAACAGGTGCAACTTTATCTCACAGAATTATAGAATTTACAGGATCGTTAACAGGAGCTAGAAATGTAACTATTCCTATTGATGTTCAACAATTTTATGTTTTAAAAAATTCAACAAGTGGATCGCAAAACGTAGTATTTAAATATGTTTCAGGATCGGGAGACAGTGTAACCGTTGCTCCTGGTGCAGTAAAACTAGTTTATGCTACAGCTAATGATGGCACTAATCCAGACATTGATGATTCAGGATTTATAACTGCGTCTTCAACAGATACTTTAACAAACAAAACTTTAACAGCTCCAAAAATTGCAGACGCAGGTTTTATTGCAGATGCGAATGGAAATGAACAAGTAATATTTCAAACAACATCTTCTGCAGTAAATGAATTAGAAATAACTAATGCTGCAACAGGTAATCCACCAATCTTAGGAGCAAGTGGAGAAACTAATGTCGACGTTCACATTAAACCAAAAGGCAGTGGAGAAA